GGTGTGAATTTCGATGAAATTGTTGGCAAATTTTAAAGATATCGATAATTAAGGAGAACGAAAAATGGCTTTTAATGTAAATGAATTTCGCTCACAAATGGTGGGAGATGGAGCAAGACCGAATTTATTCGATGTGTCTATGCCATTTCCGGCTATAGCATTTCCTGGAGATGCTCAGAGAAAACTTACTTTTATGTGCAGATCAGCACAGCTTCCTGGCTCTAGCGTTGGTACAGTTCCTGTTCAATATTTTGGTAGAGAACTAAAGTTTGCAGGAAACAGAACATTCTCTTCATGGAATCTTACTGTCATTAATGACGAAGATTTTGTGGTGAGAAAAGCATTTGAAAGATGGATGAATTCTATCAACAGTCACAATGCAAATGTTCGTAATCCAGCAGCATTAAATCCAGGATCATATACTTCTGATGCAGATGTTTATCAATATGCCAAAAATGGAACCATACTTAAAAATTATAGATTTGTAGGTTGTTTCCCAGTCGATCTATCACCAATTGATTTAGATTGGGGGTCTAACGACTCAATTGAAGAGTTTTCTGTGACACTTGAATATCAATGGTGGGATGATATTCAAAATGGTGTTGTTTAATTCAATAACATCAATTTTATTTGGAGTTTAATATATAATGGCAACAGTTAAGTTATTTGGTTTTACTATTGGACGAGATAAGGTAACTCAGGTTGAAAAACCTGAGGAGCCTTCGTTTACTCTTCCGCAAACTGCTTTAGAAGATGGTGCAGTTACAGTCACGCAAGGCGCTCATTATGGCACCTATGTCGATCTAGAAGGTTCCGTTCGTAATGAACTAGAACTCATTACTCGATATCGTGAAATGTCCAATCATCCAGAATGTGATGCTGCAATCGATGAAGTTCTCAACGAAGCTATCACAAGAGAAGCGACTGGAAAAATCGTCAATCTAAATCTAGATAATCTAAAACAACCAGAGCCAATCAAGAAAAAAATTATAGAAGAGTTTGAAAACGTATTAAAACTTTTCAATTTTTCCAGTCTTGCTGAAGATCTCTTCAAAAGATGGTACATTGACGGAAGAATCTATTTTCAGATTATCGTCAACGAGAACAATCCAAAATTAGGAATCAAAGAACTTCGCTTTATTGATCCACGAAAGATTCGTAAAGTTCGCGAAATCTATAAGCAAAGAGATGGCAGAACTAATGCTGAAATCATAAAAGCTACGAATGAATACTATGTATACAATGATCGTGGTATCAATACACAGACATATACAGCAGCCGCAAATCAAGGGCTAAAGATTTCACCAGACTCTATCATTTTTGTTCCATCTGGATTGATGGATGCAAAAAATGTAATGGTTATTTCTTATTTGCATAAAGCAATCAAGACACTCAATCAGCTTCGAATGATTGAAGACGCTGTGGTGATTTATCGATTGTCTCGCGCACCAGAACGTAGAATTTTCTATATTGATGTTGGCAATCTTCCTAAGATGAAAGCCGAACAGTATCTTCAAGATATTATGGTCAAATATAGAAATAAACTTGTATATGATGCAAATACAGGCGAAGTTAGAGATGAAAGAAAACATCTTTCAATGCTTGAAGATTTTTGGTTGCCAAGAAGAGAAGGTGGAAAAGGAACTGAAATCACTACGCTTCCCGGTGGGCAAAACTTGGGTGAAATTGAAGACATTAAATATTTTCAAAAGAAACTTTTTCAATCACTCTCTGTTCCCATTTCAAGACTTGATGTTCAGCCTGGTGGGCTTGTTGGTTTAGGAAGATCGACTGAAGTTACTCGCGACGAACTCAAGTTTGCTAAATTTATTAATAGACTTCGTTCAAGATTCTCTCAGATTTTTAATAATGCGCTTAAGGTTCAGCTTGCACTCAAAGGAGTTTGCACTTTAGATGAATGGGAAGAATTTAAACAGTACATCAATTACGATTATATCGAAGATAACAATTTTGCTGAACTAAGAGATGCCGAATTGCTTCGTGAAAGAATTAATACAGTTTCTTTGGTTGAACCATTTATAGGTAAATATTTCTCTCAGCAGTGGGTTAAGAAAAACATTCTTATGATGACTGAAGAAGAAATTGAAGATATGCAAAAAGAAATTGATGCAGAACCTCAACCCATGGCTGTCGATCCTGCAACTGGGCAACCAATTGCTCCAGATCAACAAGCAGATCAAAATGCACAACAAGATACGGGCAATGAACAGACAAATCAAGCACAAGATACAAATGCAACCGCAAGCACTGAAAAAAAATCATTGACTCCTGATTTAGATGCGGAAGTATTGAAGTTTTCAAAAGGCATAAATAAGAAATAAATCTCAATCTAGGAGAACTTGGATGAAGACCATAAAAGAATTCGTGTCACAAATCATTTCTGGCGACAATATTGGAGCTAGAGAAACTTTTCATTCATTGGTTGCAGAAAAATCAATGGAAGCTCTTGCTGGAAGAAAGCAGGAAATTGCTCAGACTCTTTTTCAAACGGAGTCAAGAGAAGAAGATCTTGATGAAGAAACTTACCATGTTATCAATAAAAAATCTCGTATGCCAGGAACAGTTTCTAGTCGCGCCGGTCAAAATATTGCGGGTGTAACGATTAAAGACAAATATCGTGACAGAAAAGAAGCCGAAGCACATGCAAAACATTTAGATAAACATGGTTCTTCTGAAGGACATGAAGTTAGCACATGGATCAATGGCAAATTGCAAGAAGAAGTTGATCTTGATGAAGCTCTAAAATATGATCCAAATAGCAAAGGTGAATTTCAACACGGTGAAACTAAGAAATGGTTTACCTATAAAGATGCAGATCATCCTTGGGCTAAAGAGAACAAGTTACCACATCAAATTTATGTTGGACCAAATGCAGAAGAGACACGATTTGGTCATGTCAAAGGTTCTGTCGCTCATGTTGCTGTAGACGAAAATCCTGATGGCACTCCAAAAATGGAAAAATGGTCTATCAAAAATCATAGCAAACATATGAGAGAAGATGTTGAACTTGAAGAAGGAAATGATGAAAACAAAGAAAAGAAAAATCGTCACTTTGATAAAATGGGAGCAAATTGGAAAAAATTAAATCCACAACACGACTTCACTCAGAATGATCGCAACTTAGGTCGCGGCATCAATACTTATGGAAATAAAAAGCAAGTAAAGGCTGCACAGCAAGCAGAAGAAGTCGAAGATATTGAAGAGTCTGGTGGAATTAGAAGAACCATGAAGCAACTAAGACATGAACTAAAAAAATCAGATGGTTCTGTTAATCCAGCAGTTGTTCATGCAGCAAATAAAGCATATTACAAACAAAAAGATTCTAAAACTAGAGCGCGCCATAGCGATATGCCAGAAGATTGAAGACGATTTCAATTATGAATCATCTTAAAAAAATCAAAGAACAAATTGGTTTTGAACCAAGCCCAGCCAGAAGACAGATTCAAGAGATTGATGAGTCTTCTGTAGACTTGGGTAAGTTTGATATTCTTGTTCGCGCTGGATTGGCTAACAAAGCTCAGATCCAGCGCCTTCATTCTATCATAGAAAAGATGCATGAATCTGACAATCCAAATCTTACTCGCGCAGATAGAATGATTGTCACCAATCTTTTCAACAAAATGATCGATTTATTAACGAATAATCCTGCTATTTTTCAAAAGGCAAGACAATCAGTCAAAGAAACTTATGAAGAATTGGATGAAGCATTTAATGATGAGACAAAAAGTTTACCAGCAATTTTGATTTTAAAAAGACAAGCAATTCGTATGTTTCCAAACGGAGTACGAGTTGCAACATATTTCAGCAATCAATTAAAGAGAACCTTTACTCTTCCACTTTCAGATTTAGATACATCCGCGTTTAACGGAGACAAATAATGCTCTTGGAAAATATCATAAATAAGAATTATGTGGAAGCAAGAAAAGAAATTTTCGAAGCACTTAATTCTATTCTAGAGCAGAAACTAAACTCCTACAAAAAAATAGTAGGAGAAAACTTCATCGAAGAAGATACTGAAGAACTCGAT